TATTGTCCCCCAGATTGCCCCCTAAATTCGAGCCCCCTAGAAAATTTGGATACCCCACTCAAACGAGTGGCCTTTTATTATGCAAGGGAGTGATACTATGTGATAAAAATTAAGATTAAACAGACAGAAAGTGATTGCCTGATTGAAGTACATGGCCATGCTCGTTACGCTCCGATAGGAAAGGATATCGTCTGCAGCGCTATCTCAGTACTATTTTTGACATTGGCCAATTCAATCGACGAAACATCCGACGCACTTTGTAGATATTACGAACCTGATAAAGATAGCAAGACGTTGTATATCTCGGGTTTGGACCTTGCTGGAGAATTAGCAATTAATTTCTTCAGAATTGGATGCAAAAGTACAGAAGAAGCATATCCTGAATGTGTGGAACTGAGAGATGTGTAATCACAAATATTTGGAGCGTGTCGAAAAGGTTTATTTTGATCAATGGCTAGAATGCATCGTTGAAGTACGTAATCAACGGTGCATTTTTTGTGGAAAAGCCAAGACTTATAAAGCCTACATATCCACACTACCAAACAAGACCAAGCATTTACGTCGTTAAACTGTATGGGTTATAGGCCAAGCATTTAAGCCTAAAAAAGATATGGGAAATTGACAAGCAAAGTCAGAAAAATAGGAGGAAATATAAATATGAAAAAATTCAATGACAGACTACCTTTTTGCTTACAACTTTTTGCAGATGAAACTTCCGGTGAAAATGAGAGTACAGGAACAGAAAACACTCAATCAACTGAGGGACAAGACAACCAAGAAAAAGACAAATCATCTGAAAAGAAATATTCAGATAAAGATTTGAATGCGATTCTTGACAAAAGATTTGCACGTTGGAAAGCCGATCAAGAAAAAGAAAAAAAAGAAGCTGAGCGCTTAGCTGAAATGAATGCACAAGAACGAGCAGAAGCAGAACGTGACAAGGTGCAAAAAGAGCTAGATGAATTGAAAGCAAAAAACGCAATCGCAGAAATGACAAATGAAGCACGTAAAATGTGCGCAGAGCATGATATTAACGTTGGAGATGGTCTTTTATCTGTTCTAGTTAATAAAGATGCAGATAAAACAAAGAAAGCGGTTGATGCATTTGTTAAGATGTTTGAATCTGAAGTAGAAAAAGCAGTTAAAGAAAAACTGAAAGGCAACGGTCCTAAACGTGGTGGTTCAAACAAGGGGGTAACTCGTGAATCAATCATGAATATCACTGATCCAATGGAAAGACAACGCATGATTGCGGAGAATATGGATTTATTCCAGTAATAGAAAAAGGAGAACTAACATATGAAAAAAATTTATAAAGGTATGAACTTGCAAATGTTCGCAGCACCTGAAGGATTAACAGGAACAGGCAACATCCAAGTTAGAGCACACGAAATTGATTTTGTTACTAGTTTTGGAAAGAATATCCAGGCTTTATTGGATGTATTAGGAATCATTCGTCCAATCCGTAAAGCAAATGGTTCTGTTTTAAAAACAAAGAAAGTAACAGGAACATTAAAAGATGGACATGTAGCAGAAGGTGAATCAATTCCATTAAGCGAATATAAAGTTGAAGAAGAAGTTTTTGATACAATTCAAATCGAGAAATTCCGTAAAGCCGTTCCAATTGAAGCAATTGCAGAGAAAGGATATGAAGCTGCAGTATCTGATACAGATGAACAATTCCGTATTGATTTGCAAGATAACATCACTGATCGCTTATATAAACAGTTGAACTCAGGTAGCTTAGTAGGACATGAAGCAACTTGGCAAATGGCAATTGCGATGGCAATCGGTAATGTTAAACACAAATTCCAGAAGATGAAACGAAATACTACTGGTATTGCTGTATTCGTCAACACATTGGATGCTTACCGCTATTTAGGAGAAGCTAATGTATCTATGCAGACTGCATTCGGTTTAACATACATTAAGAGCTTCTTAGGAGCAGATATTGTATTCTTAACAGACCGAGTAGCAGAAAAAACAGTAGTAGCCACTCCAATGAACAACATCATTGCATATTACGTAGATCCAAGCGATTCTGAATTTGTTAAAGCAGGACTTTCATATACTACTGACAGTACTACTGGCTTCTTAGGATTCCATGTAGAAGGAAACTATGATCGTGCTATTTCTGATATGTTCGCTATCATGGGATTACGTTTAATGTGTGAATACCAAGATGCAATTGCACACTTTGCAGTAGGTGGTTCTGACACTCAGACATTGCGTAATTTAACATTAACAGCTTCTAAAGGTGAAGAAACAGGAACTACTAAGGTAGCAGTTGATGAACAGTTACAATCTATGAACAACAAATTCAAATATAAGGTAGGAGCTTCTGAAGAAACAGTGGCATATGGCACAGATGTTAAATCATGGAAGAACTTCGAAGCAGGAGCAGATATCAAAGCAGCAGAATCTAATCACTGCACTGTTGTAGAATGTGACAGAAACTACAAAGCAGTATCAAAAGGCGATGTAGTTGTTGATTTAAAGGCATAGGTGATTAAAGATGTCGACAACAACCGTATTAAATGATGTAAAACTGCTTCTTGGCTTGCAAACTGATGATGAAAAGCTAGAGACCATTGTAAGACTTACGGAAGGTCGACTTAAAGCGCTTCTAAGCGTAAAAATCATACCGGATGAACTAGAATATATCATTACTGAAGTGTCCATCAAACGCTTTAATAGGATTGGTTCTGAAGGTGTTCAAACACATTCAGTAGAAGGGGAGTCAATGTCATTTAATGATGATGACTTCTCTTCTTTCTCTTCTGAGATTCAATCCTGGAGAGATGAGCAAGCCAATCAAAATAAAGGAAGGGTTAGATTTCTATGAGGTATGACAAGCCTATTTATTTTCAAAGAATGGTACAAGGTTCTTACAATGAGCAAACAGGCAATTATGATGATGATTCGATTGTAGAAGATATGGTAATGGCATCTGTAATGGATACACAAACACAAACGATGATGCAAATATACGGACAAATTAGACAAGGTAGCTTGACTTGCCATATTCAAAACATCTATGACAAGCCTTTTGATTTCATTAGAATCGGTACAAAAAAATACAAAGCAGATTATTCACGAAGACTCCGAACAAAGGAGTCTTTTGTTTTGTCGGAGGTGTACTAATGGCAAAAATCGAAATAAAGGGATTGGAAAAGCTTCAGAAGAAGTTAAAGGAAAACTGCACACTTAATGATGTGAAAACAGTAATTAAACAAAATGGCACTGAAATGCAAAGGAACACAGGTAAAAATGCAGTATTCACAAAAGGATATTCCACAGGGACAACCAAAAGAAGTATCAGAGGTGAAATACGCAAAGGTGGTTTTGAATATGCGGAAGGACCGACAACAGAATATGCACCTTATGTTGAACATGGTACACGTTTCATGGATGCGCAACCTTTCGTTGGCCCTGCATATCATCGACAAGTGCCAATCTTCAAATCCGATATGAAAAAGCTATGTAAGTAGGTGATGCAATGGATTCACAGCAGGAGTTATTTATTGCGCTAAAAGTGCAATTAGAAAAAACATTGAAAAGCAAAAAAATTAAGGTTTATGACTCGTGTCTACCGGACGAAGGGACACCCTATCCGTTTGTATACATAGGATCAAGTCAACTAGTCGATGATTACGGAAACAAAACAATGGTTTTAGGCAATATCACGCAAGTTGTGGATGTTTGGCACAACAACCCAAGGAAACGTGGAGAATTGTCGGAAATCATGATGATAGTGAAAAATGTAGCTCGACAGATTAACAGAACAAGCAATTTTGCTTTTCAGATTAGCAATATCAACCAACGGATATTGTCAGATACAAGTACAGGAACAACATTGATGCATGGAGTTCTTGAGTTGGATTTTAGAATTACAGGAGGAAAGAAATAATGAATAAGTTCGATTTACAAATGTTCGCAGATTCAGTAGTTGAAGCAGTGCAAGGTAAACAATTAATTTACCTTTTCAGAGTCGCAGAAGATTCAAAAAAAGAAGATGCAAGTGCAATTGCTTTCCCTACAGAAAACGAGCGTAATATTTCTAAAGATGCAGATACAACTGCTACAAAAGATGGAAGTATTCGTACTCCATCAGTGGCAGAAATTGAAATCACATCAACATCTATTTTGTCAAAAGGTGATGCAATTATCGGCAAATTAGAAAAAGCTATGTTGGAAGACAAATTAGTTGAATGTTGGGAAGTAAACCTAGCAGAAGAAGGAACTGAAACAAATGCCGGCAAGTTCAAATCTAAATATTACCAAGGATATTTGACAGAATGCTCTATCTCCTCAGGTGCGGAAGGCTCAGTTGAAATCGAATTAACATTCGGTGCAAATGGAAATGGTGCAGATGGATATGCAACAGTAACTAAAGAACAACAGGAAGTTGCATCTTATGTTTATAAAGATGTTAAAAAAGAAGAATGAAATGTATAGAACAGGGGCAGAAAAGCCCCTTTTATTTTCATATTTAGAAAGCGAGGATTTTGAATGAGCAAATACATGGAAATTGAAGTAAATGGAGAAATCTACCAACTAGTAGCAGGGTTTGGATTCTTACACGAAGTAAACAAAAAGTTATCAATTGATGTACCGAATACAGGTACAAAAAAAGAAGTCGGATTGAAATACATGGTTGCAAGCATCATTGATGGCGATATTGATGCATTGGCAGACTGTATTTTCTATATGAATATCGGACAATCACCTAGATTAAAGAAAGCACAGGTAGAAAGCTATTTAGAAGATGTTGAAGATATCGACAAAGTTTTTGAGGATGTAATCAATTTTTTATCTCAAGCGAATGCATGCAAAAAAGAAGTGAAACCACTATTGAGCACGCAGGTAACAGAGACGAAGAAATAGAAGAAACATTCAATGAAATGTATGAACGTGTTGTGATCAGTTGTTTTCGCTATCTAGGCTTCAAAAGCATTGAGCAAGTTAATAATGTTACACCTTATGAATATCGTCTTTTAATGAAGTCTAAAGAGCTACAAATGGTAGATGACCAGTATTATCTGCACTTACAAGCATATTTGAATATGAAAGCACGAGCTAAAAAACGAGTTGGTAAGAAACAAAAGATGGTTTATACGAAATTTAATAAGTTCTTTGATTATGAAAAAGAAGTTAACAAAGTTTTAGGTGTTAATAAGAAAACAACAGGAAAATTCAGTGACCTGGCACGTTTCATAAATGAAAAATCAGAAAAGGAGGGATAACTATGGCAGAAAGTTTTAGCGTTGAAGCTATATTGTCGGCAACCGACAAAAACATGACGTCTACAATGAAAAAAGCTTTAGGAGCGTGCGAATCATTTGGCGATAGAGTTAAATCTATTGTGGCAGGTGTCGGCATAACAAAAGCTATTGGCGCAACAATGAACGTTCTTAGCTCATCCATGGATGGTGCTATCACAAGATTTGATACCATGCAATCCTATCCAAAAGTAATGAAGTCTTTGGGATTCTCAGTTGAGCAATCTCAAAGGAGTGTTGCGAAATTAAATCAATCAGTACAAGGCTTACCAACGAGTTTGGCGGATGTAGTAACAACATCTAAGTCGTTGGCTGCCGTTACAGGTAATATTGATAAGGCAACTGATACTACAATCGCATTGAACCATGCGTTTTTAGCAAGTGGATCTAGTTCCGAAGATGCATCACGTGGCTTACAACAGTATTCACAGATGCTCGCTAAAGGGTCAGTAGATATGCAATCATGGCGAACACTGCAGGAAACAATGGCACCTGCATTGACTAAAGTATCTAAGAAACTAGGTATTGCGAGCGGAGATGCAAATGAATTATATGAGGCCTTAAAGAATGGAACGATTACATTCGACCAATTCAATGATGCAATGATTGAATGTGATACTGAAACAGGTGGATTTGCAGAAACTGCATTAGAAGCTTCTAAAGGTGTTAAAACATCCATGACTAACATCAAGAGTGCGGTACAGAACCTTGAACAAGGCTTTATGTCGGCTATGGACAATATGATGAAATCGAAAGCTATGGGTGGATTAGTTGATAATCTAGAAAAGATTAAATCAAAAATCTATGATTTCAGAAATTCAATTATGGAAACTAAGGACGATGGTTTGACATGGGACTTTAAACCAGAAGTCATGGAAAATGTATCAAAGGCTATGGATTGGTTGGCTGACAGAGCAAACAATGCTAAAGCTATGATCCAACAATTCTATGACGGATTCATGAAAACAGATGCAGTACAAAACGCAATCACGATGTTCGATAAAATCAAAGATGCTATTGGAAATGTAATGGATAAGTTGCAAGACAGTAAAGTCTTTGAACAGTTAGGTCAAGATATTGGAAATATTGTATCTAAAGTATCAGAAGTAACAGGAAAAATCGCAGATTTTATAGCAAATCTTAAAACAGAAGATGTTAAGAAGTTTGCAGGTGCAATTAAATTGTTGGCAGGAGCATTTGTTGGTATCAAAGTAGGTAGCAAAGTTTCTAGCACAATTAGTGGAGTTGTTGGCTCTGCGAAAGGCGGATATTCAAAACTAAAATCAATCATTGATAAAATCAAAGGTTTAGGAAAAGAACCAACTCAAGAAATACCTGGACAATTACCACAAAATCAAACTCCAAGTGATGGTATTGGTGATACCACAATGAAAACCGCATATAAAACATCTAAAGCAGCACAGATTATAAAATCCGCATTTGAAGGGATTTCAAATGTTATTTCTTCAGTATGTGAAGGTGTAAAGGGAATCATCACAGGTTTAGGAGAAGCTATTAGTACTGCATTTCAAGGTATCGGGCAAGGCATTAAATCGGCTTTGGAAGGGGTCGGTACAGTCATTGAATCATTCGGTACTGCAATCAGTACAGTAGCACAAGGAATCGGACAAGGATTGGCAACTGCATTTACAGGTTTAGGAACTGCAATTGCATTAGTACCGCCAACTACATGGTTGGCATTATCGGTTGCAATTCTAGCAGTTGGTGTTGCTATGGCGTTGGTTGCTTCTCAAGGAGAAGGAATGCAAGCGATCCTTGAAGGTGTTGGCACAGTCGTAACTGCATTGGGACCTGTGATTCAGACAACCTTTGAAGGAATTTGTAATACATTGCAATCGTTTGGCGATGTTATTAAAACAGTGTTCGATGGAATTTCAGATGTGATTACATCATTTGGTGATGCAGTAAGTGGTATTTTAGATTCATTAGCAGGTGTGATTGATTCGATTGGTCAATCGGCATTGAATGCAGGTAAAGGATTCAAGGAATTAGCAAAAGGAATCCAAATCATTACTAGTTTGAATTTATTTGATATAGGTGCAAGTTTAGCTGCAGTAGCAACAGGAGTTGGTGCCATTGCAACCGCATCAAGCGGTTTAGGTGATGTAGGTGCTCAAATGATGACATTGGCAACTGCGCTAACAATGATTGTTGCAACGCAAGCAGGTATCGAATCGTTATCTGCGACGATTCCATTATTATCAGATGCTTTAAGCTCATTAAGCGGAATTTCAGAACCATTAACAGTTGCAAGTGGAGCTATGACTGCATTTGCAGGAGCTATTGCACCTGTAGCAAGTTCAGTAATGGCAACATCTGCAAGTATGGCGGCACTCGTTACAGTAGCATCATTAATCAGCGGAGCATTTACAAGTGCATCTAGTGTTGTTGTGAGCAGTATGTCAATGATTACAAGTGCATTAACAAATGCAGAGGCAAAAGCTACTACTTCAGGAACTGCAATGGGAACCAACTTTACGAGTGGCTTAAAAGGTGGACTTTCAAAAGGTGTGTCTGTTGCAAGATCTTCATGCAATAGCATTATCAGTGCATTCAATGCATGTCAATCACGAGCAGAATACTGTGGTCGTATGATTGGTCAAGGATTGGCAAATGGTTTAAGAGCTAGTGAAGGTTCTGTTAGAGCAGCGGCCGCTAGTTTAGCAGCAGCTGCAGATGCTGCAATCCAAGCAAAGGCTAAAATCGGTTCTCCATCTAAAGTTACTAAAAAAGATGGTATGTGGATTGGAAAAGGCTTCTGTAATGGTATTCTAGGAATGGTTCCTCAAGCAAAAAAAGCGGCGGAGGAATTATTATATCTTCCAATGATGAACACTCCTAAAATGGCTTTTGGAGGTGTTGTGAGTGATATGAATGCAGAATACGATTACACTAGCAACGCTCAATTAACTGTTGAAGCACCACTTTATATCAATGACAGAGAGTTCGCACGTGCAACATACAGAGCAAATCAGAATGAGATTAACAAACATTCAAAATTCAATGAGAGATTGCGAGGTAACAGATAATGTATGCGTTCGTAAATACTGTAAATAGTGGCATCGTCGGTACTAACCTACCGACAGAAGCCATGTCATATAATGGTGTATATTTAGAAAATGAAATAGATGGATATCGTACACTTTCTGTAACAGGACGTGAGTTGATGGAATCAGAAGTAACACATACTGAAATTGATGGAATGGATGGTTCTTATTACAGATATAAAACAACTCCTGCAAGAACAATTACTGTTAGGTACCAGTTGAGAGCTAGAGGAAGCAGAGAATTTCGAGAAGCTTACAATAAGATGAATAAATTGTTGAGTGGTGAGCAAGTAAAAGTCATTTTTAACGATGAAAGTAACAAGTATTTTATTGGAACAAAAACTTCAAATACACAAGTTGATGGCGGAAGTAATAACGTGATCGGTGAAATCGAAATCTATTGTTCTGACCCACGCAAGTATTCAACAACTGAAAAAGAATTTACCGATACTGATGGAGTATTAAATATTGTAAATGAGGGAACTGTACCGGTAAGTATTGATTATGAAGTTCAGACAACATCTGAAACTGGATATATTGGTATCGTATCAACTGAAGGAGTTATGCAGTACGGAAAGATTGAAGAATTAGATTCTGAAACATATCAACAGAGTGAACAACTAGCTAGCATTAATGACTTTTTCAATTGTCCGGACGATGTAAATGGTACTGAGTATATGCATCCACAGTATGGTGCTAATGGTACTTGTGCTCAACATACATGGTTTAACACAAAGTTTCTTGGCTTTGGAACTGTTGGAAATAAAAAAGGAAATGCGAATGGTGGATTAAGAACATTTGTTCTTCCTGCAGATTCAACTGGTAAAAAAGGTGCAAAGAACTTTTATTGCTACTTTCATGTGTTGCTTTGGGCAAGTCTTATGGGTCAAACCGGTGAAATGTGTATTAACTTTTTAACTGCAGATAATAAATTAATCTGTGGTTGTAACTGGCATAAGACGGATGCGGTTGGTAACAGCGCTCATTATGACATATGGGCAAATGGCAAAACTTTAAAGCAATGGAAATATACATCATCACATTTGAACAGCCAAAATCCTTGGTACTGGAACTGGGGGCACTGCGATGTGTTAAAAGAGGGTGGAAACATCAGATTCTTCTACTATGGTAAATACTACAATTATTACATTCCGGAAATTGCTGATATGGAGTGTGCTAAGATTCAAGTTGCATTTAAACAATGGGGTAATCGTAGTGGCAACCAGATGTTGAATATGTTAGGTTTCAATGTTATCAACTTCTTCAAAAATAACGTAACAAAATGGAGAGATATTCCTAATAGATATCCAAGTGGCACTAAGATTACAATTGATGGTGAATCATCTCATGTTTATGTAAATGGAATGTCTAGACCTCAAGATGAGGTGTTGGGAACTAAATATTTCAAAGCACCAGTAGGTGAGACGGAAGTAAAGCTTACTTGTTCAAGTTGGACGGAATCAAAGCCAACGATAAAAGCTAGAATTAGGGAGGCATGGTTGTAATGGAATTTATAAGAATAGCAGTATTAACTCCTTACGATAAGGTGTTAGCTTTTCTAGACAATACTGTGCCTAGCGCAATGCATTACTTCGATGAAACATTGCATACTTATTTAAAAGGCTCATCGTATACATTTGAATTTACTACATTGACTGCACATAATGATGCAGCCTTTTTAGTTGAAGGAAATAAACTGAGCTTTATAAGAAAAAACAAAGGATATTATTTAACAATCATGAATGTTGAAAAGGGCGGTGACGAAACAAAAGTCACTGCCTATGGTCTTTGCCTAGAATTGACAAATGAATATGTAGGTGAATATAAAGCTCCTAGAGCTATGTCATTTGCGGAATATGTAAATGCGTTTGGATTTGAACAATCATTTGTTATCGGCAAAAATGAAGTATCAGATAAACGAATCACACATGAATGGACCGGTGATGATACAGTTCTGGCTCGATTGTATTCAATCGCAAATGTATTTGACGCAGAATTAGAGTTTGTAACTCAATTGAATGATGATTATTCATTGAAAAGAGTTGTATTGAATGTTTATCGTGCTCATTCAGATAGTGCTCAAGGAATGGGAACAGATAAACGCAGTACGATCTTAAGATATCCTAATAATATTTACGGAATCACTAAAACAAGTGATATTACTGAATTGTATACTGCGATAAGGCCAACCGGTAGGAACGGATTACAGTTAAATTCAATCAGTGGTCGAGTGGTTAAAGACTCAAATGGTAATGTGCTGTACAAAGTTGGCGGCAACAATTTGTTAGCTCCACAAGCCAGAGATAGGTTTCCTAGTACATTAATCACAAATCACAATAATGATATGTATATTGCTAAGATATGGAGTTACGACACCGATAATGTAGAGGTATTATATGGACAAGCTTTAGCAGAATTAAAAAAGAATTGTGTTCCTAAAGTTACATATGATGTGGATGCATATATTGATGCAGATATCGGTGATACATTTACAATCGAAGATGCGGAGTATAGTCCTACTTTATATTTAGAAGCACGAATTACAGAACAGGAGATTTGCTTTACGGATTCCGAGAAGTGCAAGACAATCTTTGATAACTTTGAAGAAAAGCAATCACAGATAAGTTCAGCTCTGATCAGTGAAATGAACAAGATGATTGAGTTAAAGAAAGTTTATGAAGGCTCGATTGTATCTTCAAATGGGGTTCTTTTTAAAAATGATTCAGATAGCACTAAATTGACTGCATTGGTAAAGGATGCTGGGGTTGATATTACATCTAAGTATTCAATTACATGGTTCAAGGATGATGAGCAAATATCAACAAGCCAAACAATCACAGTCAATGCTTCAGACTTCACAGAAAAGGCTGTATACCGATTTAAAGCGATGAGCGGTGAAATACTAAAAGCCACTGCAGAAGTCACTGTAATGCGACTACAAGACGGTCAGAATGGAACAAGCGCATATGTACATATTGCCTATGCCAATAGTTCAGATGGGCGAGTTGATTTTAGTTTGACAGATTCAAATCGTAAATTTATTGGTCAGTATTCTGATTCAAAGCAGTATGGTTCTGAAGACCCAACTAAGTACAGATGGAGTGCAATCAAAGGTGAAGATGGTCAGTCATTTGTGAGTGCCGAGGAACAATTCTATTATTCTACATCTCAAACCGAATTAATCGGTGGTGAATGGTTCGTTGGTAATGTGGTTTATCAAAGTGATAAGTTCCTATGGAAACGTTGGAAGTGTACGTATGCTAATCCGAGTGAAATCAAATATACGAAAGCTATTTTTGATAACACATGGAATGAAATTGATGCAAAGATTGGTGAGATTCACACTCAAGTATCAGTAGCAAATACTCAATCAAAAGAAGCAGTTGATAAGGCAACACAAGCTCAGGCAGATGCAACAAAAGCGAATGAATTAGCTAATACTGCTAACACTCAATCAAGTGAAGCTAAGCAACTAGCACAAGAAGCAAATACTAGTACTGGTAACGCTCAGAAACAGATTGATGCGATTAAAGGGGATATCAATGATTCAAAGCAACAGATTCAAGATGCAGTTGATAAGGCAAATGCCAATGCAGGAGAAATTGCTACTGTAAAAGAAACGTATGCTACAAAAGTTGATTTAACTACTGAATCAAAATCTATTCATGCAGAGGTAACAACTGAAATCGAAGAGAAAGTCGGTGAACTGTCGACTACAGTTTCTCAAAATTATGCTTCTAAGAGTGATTTAACAACACTTGAAGGAAGTATGAACACGAAGTTTCAACAAACTGCAGATACAATATCAACTCAAGCAAGTTCAATTGAAAGATTGCAATCAGATACAACTCAAGCTCAGTTAGATATTACTGAAGCAACAAAAAAGGCAACGCAAGCACAATCAACTGCTAGTCAAGCAATTACAAATGCACAGAGTGCTCAGTCATTAGCAGATGAAGCTAAACAAAAGGCAGACAGTGCTCAATTAAATTTAGACAATGCTAACAAGGAATTAGCGGATGCAAAAGCTAATCTAGAATCAGTGACTGGTAGAGTTGATGCGACTGAGAGCGAAATCACAAAAGCTCAAACTCGTTTAACAAACGCAGAAACTGCAGTGGAGAAAGCTCAATCTGATGCAACTAAGGCTCAAGGCAACGCAACTACGGCAATCAGCAATGCAAAGACAGCTCAAGGAGTGGCGGATGATGCAAAAGCTAAAGCAGAACAAGCTCAGAAAGAACTCGCAGAACTAACAAACAAAGTTTCTTCAAATACAACTAAAATTGAACAAAATGCAAATGCGATTAAATTACAAGCTACTTCGATTACTGAAACTAGTAATAAGATTGATAACTTACAAATTGGTGGGCGTAATTTATTAATGCAATATATACGAGCTGGTGGCCAGATAACCAAAATAGATGATTTATCAATAAAGGTTGGTACAGGAGTAGATGATACATATTTCTACTTGAAAGCATATCAAAAGCTAATTAAAGGAGAGATATACACTATATCATGTGATGCTTCGAATGTACCGAGTGGATGCAATTGGTCTTTTGGAGTAACTGTTCAAAATGCGACATGGCAATTATACATAAATAAGAATGGACGATGTTATGCTACTGGAACCCCGAATAATGATATATTGCCAGGGACGGAGTTTATTATTGATGATCTTACAGGACGGCCATCTACTGCATCAAATATCATCTTGAGTAATTTCAAACTTGAAAAAGGTAACAAAGCAACAGACTGGACTCCTGCTCCAGAAGATGTAGATGAAGCAATAAACACTGAACGTACTGAGCGACAGTCTGCAATTGAAACTAAGGCAAATGAAATTACTTCAAAGGTTTCTGAAACTTATGTATCAAATTCGGCATTTGAGCATTATCAAAATACTGTATCAAGTCAGTTTACTCAGACGAAGAGTGAGTTCAAATGGGAAATCAGTCAGAATGTTTCAGATGCAAAGAACGAATTAAACGGTCAGATTAATAGTGTAAATGGAAGATTAGATGGCTTGAAGCAAACCACAGACAACGTAAATAATTACATGAGCTTTAATAATGATGGATTAACTTTAGGTAAATCAGACAGTGCATTTAAAACTAAGATTACAAACCAAGAATGGTCGATTCAAAAGAATGGTGCAAAGGTAACATATATAAACGATCAAACAATGTACATTACAGACGGTCAATTTACGCAGTCTTTAAAAGTTGGTGCATTTGGATTCGTGCCAAGAGCAAATGGTTCATTGGACTTCAAGAAAGTAGGGTGATTGAATGGCAGAATTTAGTGGCAGTATACGAATCACGGCAGGTGATGAGAATAAATATTCTCTTATACTAAAATGTTGGGAAGATTCTTACTCAATCGAAAACAATACTTCTCGTGTTTATTGGTGGGTTGGCATTCGTTCTAACACACAATATCATTCATTTAATAGTGTTCCGCAACATTTCAAAGTTGTTGTAAATGGAACAACAGTTCTTGACAAGGACTTCACACTTACTTGTGGGAAAGGACAAACTTTAGGTGTAAAGGATGGTTACATAACAGTTACACATAATGCAGATGGTTCTAAATCAATCAGTGTTAGTGCATCATTTAGTTGTAGCAACACGCAATATTACTCACCTCGAAGTGGTAGTTGTAGTGGAACGGTTAATTTAACAACTATACCAAGAGCAACAACACCATCAATAAATAAGCCAAGTTTAGATTGTGGTAATACAATCACAATCAGTGGTACAAGTGCATCAAGTAACTTCTCGCATAAAGTTTATGTAACATGGAACGGAACAACGACATATTTAGGAACAATAGCTAGTGGAACAACATCCCCTAGCTTTTCTTATACCATTCCTACAGATTGGGAAAAGAACTTACCAAACTCAACAAGTGGTATCGCAACATTTACTTTAGAAACATTCAGTGGTTCAACATCCGTTGGTTCTAAGTCGGTAAATGCGACTATCAAAGTTAGAAGTGGTGTTGTTCCTAGTATTGGTACAATCTCAATTTCAGATACAAATTCAATTTGTGCAGGAATTGGACAAATCGTACAGAGTCAATCGGCATTAAAGTTTGCAATTAGTGCTAGTGGTAGTCAAGGTTCAAGTATCTCGTCTATATCAACTCGGTTCAATTCGGCAGATTACATTGGTAGCAACTTTACCACTTCAACAATCTATGCAAGTGGAACAATCAACTATACAACAACAGTTACAGACTCACGTGGTAGAACTGCTTCTAAAAGTGGTTCGGTTGCAGTAGTTCCGTATTCTAGTCCAAGCATGACCAACATCAGTGCTAAACGTGCTAATTCTAGTTATGTGATTGATGAAGCAAGTGGAACATATGCGTTGTTACACTTCAAAGTTGGCTTTACAAGTTTGAGTGGTAAGAATGTTACATCATTCTATATTCAATATCGAGTAAGTGGTGCTAGTTCGTGGACGAAAATAAACTCATGGGATAACAACTATACTCTTGAACAAGACTACAAGGCAGGTAATTTATTTACTTCAACAACGGCTACTTATGAGGTTGCGTTCGGTGTTAAGGATAAATTCATGAATGATTATTCATGGAATATATTTACTGTAACTCCAACTTACACTTTAATTAACTTTGGAAAAGACGGACGATCATTAACTTTCTTCGGTCAAGATGCTAATCAAAAAGACACGTTAACTATATTAGGCGATATTGTAGCTCCTGTGTTCTTGAATAAGATATTCCCAGTTGGTGCAGTTTATATTACATATGGCAACAACAATCCAGGTAACTTCTTAGGAGGCACTTGGGAGCGCTTTGGGCAAGGTCGAACTTTGGTTGGTGAAGGGACCGGAAATGATGGTAGTACAAGTATGTCCTTTGATACTTACACTGTAGGAGGTGAGTACCGGCATAAACTGACAATTGATGAATTACCATCTCATGCCCATAAGCCTCACGATTGGGATGTCATCACTGCTCAAGGTGGTAATACCGGATATTACAACATGACATATCTAAGTGATCGAACCGGAGTATTTAATCCTTTCACTTATGATTATGACAAAGATAGATATGGTTCATATGTCGGTAATAATGAGCCTCACTACAATGTACCTCCATACGTTGTCACATACTTTTGGCGTAGAATCGCATAGGTATGTCATTTACAACCTTTGGAGCAGGTGGCGAGTACAATCACAAATTGGACTGTTACGAGATGCCAAACCACTCACATAACGAATATGCAATGATTGAAGGATATAGCGAATGGGATAGCTTTACCCCTATTCCCTATTCAATGTTGTTTAATTGGGGAAAAGGAGAATATCGTGACAGTGGAACATATCATGCTGCTAGAGTACCGTTAAACTCTGTCACTTCAGATGAAGGAGGAAGCCGAAGCCACAACAACATTCAACCTTATATCGTTGTTTATTTCTGGAGAAGAATTAACTAATACGTTTCCAAAAATATACAGTAATGTATGGTTGTATATTATTATGCGATTTCCCACTTCCAACGTAGCCGGTTGGTTGTGGAACTGTAGACGAGCGCCCCCACGTTAAATTTGGTATTTTATATCCACCTTCATTTTTGTCTGTAAACGAACCGATTTCTCTTGTACTTCCATTGCCCAAGAAATATAAAGCTTCGGTATGATTGTGTTTTGGCATTTCAGCAATTTCTAAACTATGTACATATTCGCCACCATTAGAATTAGACGTAAAGGACATACATTTACATCTATTGGTATATGGTCATTTATAGTAATCACAAAGCAATTCAACACATTTACGTTTTAACTCCATTTGAGGATGCACGTAGATGTTCATTGTGATTGATACGTTGGAGTGGCCGAGTAATTCGCTCAATGATTTGTAATCACATCCACATTCAATACATCTCGTTGCGAATGTATGACGAAGTGCATGGAATTTAAGGTGTGGTAGGTCAAGTTCTTTTAAAACTCTATTATAGTAAAGTCTATATTTATTAGGCTCTATTGGCTTATCTCGATTCGTTAATACATAGTTATCTGCATCACCTTGTAGAAGGATTGCGTAGTGCATTATCCAATTATTCAATGGAATCATTCTGGTGCTAGAGCGTGATTTAGGTGGGGTCACATACAAGTGACTACCATCTTCTTTTGTGTATGTACGTATCATAGTTTTGCTTATGTTTAATAGCTTGGTTTGAGTGTTTATATCAGACCATTTAAGAGCGCATAGCTCACCGATACGGATTCCTGTATGGATGCATAAAAGTATTCCAAAGTTCTTGTGATTTATTTCAGATTGGAGGTGATTAATTAATGTTATTTGATGTTCTTTTTCAAAAATCTCAACCGCCTTAGGTGGATGATAGGGAAGTTGAATATCGACTTTGAACGGAAGTGTAAATTTAAGAATTTGAATAATGTCTTTTGCGTATTTAAAAGAAATACCGCTTTTTCCGTCTTTGCGACCATTTTCAAGTTTTTGAAGAATATACTCCTGCAGAATATCGTTGTTCAGCTCTTCAATCTGGTAATTGCCAAGTGATGGTAATATATGATTGTGGATCACATTACAATAATTTGTGTAAGTGCTGTATTTTAGATAGATTTTCTTTTCCTTTAACCAGGATGTTAATTTGTCAGAATATAGCATTTTTGTTTACCTCGCTTTTTTATATTAATAGGAGGATTTTATATGGTTAAAACACATGAAATCAATTTAAATACTAAATTATGGAATTTTTTCCAAGAACACGACTTTATCATTCTTGATTTGACGGATAAACAAATCAATGAACAAGACTATGTGTTATTTAAACAAGTATCGTTAGACGAAGGAAAAGAAACAGATACAGGTTTGTTTAGAATGACACAAATTAGAAGCATCACGACTAATGATGGATTCAAAGATGGTTATGTGATGTTGAATGTAACTAAATTATAGGAGGAATAAAAGATGATTGATTTTGCAGAATTGAGTAAATATTTTGTTTTGGCTGTTGTTGTGGCTTGCTTGATTGTTGGCTACATTTTAAAGACTTCGTTTGAAAGTTTCCCAAATAAATACATTCCTACAGTGCTTGCATTTGTTGGATTAGTACTAAACTTAGCAGTAAGTGGTTTGTCAATCGAGAATGCAGTGTATGGCGCTTTGATGGGTTTAGCTAGTACTGGAATGCATCAAGCTTTCACACGTTTTATTGAAGGCAAAACAGAAGAAAAATAGAATAGGTGGCTTGCATGGATTTTGTAATTACAAGCCAACAAATTGTATGGATTTGTGGATTCATAGCATCCATTTGGGGTGTTGTGAAGATTGTTAAAGAATTAAAAAAGCCGAGTGATGATCTTAAAGAAACGGTGAAGAGACATACAGAATTATTGCATCGAGATAACGAACGATTGAATTCGCTTGAAAAGATAACCTTGAATCAGGAAGGTATCAATCGCAAATTAGAAGAACATACTCGCATTCTATCAGATCATGATGGTCGGTTGGAAGAGGACAAGAAGCGAGGCGATCTGATGTTAAAGGCAAACATGGCTATTCTTGATGGAATGTTGTCGGATGGTGACAAAGAAAGCTTAAAGACCACTCGGAAAGAGATACAAGATTATTTAGTTGAGAAAAATTAGGAGGTATAAGTCTATGGATGAAGAATTGAAGTTTGAAGAACTATCAGAAGAAGCTCAATCAGAGTTATCAAATGGAAAAGAAGAAGGTGAAGATTAATGTCATATTCTAAATTAGCGAATAAATATATTCCTGCAATTGCTAGCAACTACACTCGTGGTCGTGGCGGCTTTAAAGTTTGTAAAATTACAGTACATCACATGGCTTGTCAATGGACCGCAGAAAGATGTGCTCAATCATTCCAAGTAAGTGGACGAATGGCTAGTGCTAACTATTGTATTGGTTCAGATGGTACTATTGTTGCGAATGTTGACGAAGAGAATCGTGCATGGACTTCATCGAATTACTATAACGATTGTCAAGCTATTACTGTAGAGGTTGCAAATGAAACTTGTGCTCCAAATTGGACTGTATCAGATAAAGCATGGAATGCATTGGTAAATCTATGTGTTGATGTATGTAAACGATACGGATTCAGATTAAGCTATACTGGTAATGCGAATGGTAGCTTAACAGAACATAGAATGTTCGCAGCTACATCTTGTCCAGGGCCTTATTTACATAGCAAAATGAATCAGTTAGCTCAAGAAGTAAATGCTAAACTTGATGGTAAGCCAGTACCAAGTACACCTGCGCCTGCACCAAAAGAAGCTATTGATCAGATTCTTCATGTAGGTTCTTGGGTAACTTCAATCAAAATGAAAATTGGCAATGTCGGCTTAAAGAAAATCAACGATGATTTATGTTGCTACCTAGAACAATTAGGTGGATGGTTTCCATGCTCAATGGTATCAAAGGTTCCTGGTTCAGATGGATACAATGACCAAGTATTACATACAACGGATGCTGTAGTATATGTTGATCGTGTACGCGTTGATGCGGTTAATTTACAAACTGATACCGTCAGAATCAATGGTGTATGGGTTAAAGCCGGTCCATTGACAGAGATTGAATAGAATCAATACGTAGCAAAATACAACGCGAAAAGATTCAAAAACGTACAAAATGTACAAAATCGGCATTTATATGTCGTAAAATGTGTCATATTATAAATTTTTGACACAAAAAAAACGTTCAACTATTATTTATTGACTATTGAGCCTACGTGTAATGCGTAGGTTCTTTTTTATGCGCAAAAGAAAAAGATCAATCCAATAGGCCTTAATCCAAATCAATTTCGTAGTAGTTTCCAAAATAGTGCTTTTTTTTATGAGGCTAAATGCTGATGGGTTTAACTTTGGAAAATTCTTCAAAAATTAAGATATCGTTTATATCTTGAATACATCTTAAAAAGAATGGATTATATTAAAATTCATTTATTTCCATGGAGCATATGCCTATATTTTAAGCATAAATTAATGCTATAAATGCATTATCTTTCTACGAAAAATTTACGGATTAAGTAAAATATACTTTATATAAAGCATAAATAGCACATTGTAAAGCGTTTATATCTTATTTATATCTCAAAAAAATAAAAAGCTAGATTTTCTCTAGCTTTTTTGAGTTTTTAGAAGTTCGAAATTGCATTCAAAACCTCTTCTTCTTCAGTGTCAATCAAGTGTCCATAAATATCCATTGTAGTACGTATAGAAGAGTGCCCTAGACGTTTCGATATCTTGTACATATTAACACCTGCCTCAATCAAATTTGAAGCATGCGAGTGCCTTAACGCATGAATATTGAATTCATGGATTCCAGCTTCTGCACACAATTTGTTTTTTCTTAATCTCAACATTTCAGGATCCATATGTCTATATCCACCAAAAATGAACCACGACTCTTCAAATTCATCAAATGAAGAATAGTATTTCTTCAATTCATAAATAAAAGATTTTGTCTTTTCATCGACTGCAATCTTACGAATTGAATTCTTGGTCTTTGGCGTCTGCCACTTACCACGAATATATTGTCTGCGAATATGGATGTATTTTCCGTCAAAATCCTCAAAGGTTAAAGATAAACATTCGGATACACGCATGCCTGTCATATACATCGTCCAAATTGCGTATGCCGTATCTTTCCATGCTCCCTCTCTAGATGTTACCGCATATTCAAAAAGTGTCTTAAAATCACTTTTAGGTACGATTTCAAGCTTCTTAGCCTCCGTGGACACAGGCTTAACCAAAGGTGCCATCTTAAAAAATGGATCATTGATAATACCGTAGTATTTCTTCGCGAATTTAAAGATATTTCTGAGATTAGTTAATAAAGTTTTTTTGGTCGAATACTTATAAGATTTGATCTGTGGTAATTCGAAAAAGTTATCGATATCAAGATATGTAATCTTGGCCATCTTCTTATCATTAAGCGGGGACAACATATTTAGATATACTCTTTTAGTATCCAGTGTGGATGGCTTCAATGTTCTAGACTTAAATTCATACCATTTTAAAGTAACTTCATAGAAGGTTACGTTCTGATCTCCAACAACTTTCAATTGCATAAAAGCAGATTCAGCTGCTACCGCTTCTTTCCTGGCGTTAAACCATTTGGAATGTTTTTGAACACGATCTCCATTAAAATCAGTATAGTAACAACGGTAACACCATTGTTTCTTTCCATTGTGTAGGCGCTCATAAATAGGCATTTAAATTTCCTCCGTTCTATGCTAAAATGAGCACATAAAAAGTTTGATGTGGTAGTCATCTTTTTATGTGAGAGTATTGGTAGTACTCTTAATCGTCCTGGATGTTCACAGCATCCAGGATTTTTTTTATAAAAGAAAAAGCCTTAATCACAACTTGATCTCAGATAACGAGAGTTACGATTAAGGCTTATTGAATACATGTTAGAGTGCCCAAGTAGCAGTGCAGATTACACTACACTTAAGATTGACTTGCGTATCTCAGGTCTTATCTCTATATGTATATTAACACCTCAATCGAAAATCGTCAAAATTGACTTTCATATGTATTTAAGTATAATATAAGTACAGATCAACTTGCGAAGGATAAACGCTGGGTCCCAGAACGGGGTAGGTGAGTAATCACTGAGCATTCCTATGTGCCTGGGGTTGATCTCTTTTTTACTTTTTCAAACTTTCAACGAATCCATCAGGATTCTTTTTTATTTCGTTTATGATAAAATCAATTAATCTTTCAGAGTATGTGTATGATGTAGAATTTCCTAATGAATGTTTATATGAATACTTATTATCGCTTTTGATATCGTAAAACTCTATAAATAGATTTAAAACATAAGAATTAAAACCGTTTTTGTAGCCAAGTTTTATATTTGACTTGGAAAGTCTATTGTTTACAACTGCAATTACATTGTTAAAAGCGTATTTATGTGTATTTGCGGGATCTTTTAATTCCTTAACAATAGCAACTTTATTAGGTGATTCACTAGCCATAGCGATGACAAAATCTGCCTCATCTTTCTTTTTTGTTATATATAAATTTTGCTTAATTGGAATAGCAAACTTATCTGAATCATACTCTTGAGTCAATACATCAATTTGATTAGATTGTTGAATAAATCTTTCTGCAATTTCAGGTGGATATTTTAATCGAATTTGCTCATTCGATAGCGGTTCATAGTTTGCAGTTATTGTTAGAAAGTTCTGAGAGATATAATTTGAAATATCTATGTTGTGAAACCGTTTTATTTCATTTACAAAATTTAAAACACAAGCTTGAAATAAAGGTGCGTATTTTGCTTCATAGTCCTCAGTAATAAAATGAGTGCTAATGTTTCTCAACTCAATGATTTTTTCTAGATTTAACCTAACTCTGGTATTTTTATCAGAGTATATTTTTTTAATTGTTGGTTCTAAACTTAGCGTCCTACCTGATTTATCACTGTAATAAATATCTTCATTTCGATTTAACAACTCAGCTTTTAACATGAGTTCCCAAGCATTACATATGAAGAAGCTAAAACCTTCAATCCTATATTTAATAGTTGGCTTATTATAAATTTCTAACCCCATAATAAACGCTTCAATACTTTTATCCACAAGTTTTTGTTTAATTTCTTCCATTTAAAACACCTCCTATTTCTTCAATATGGCAGTACTGCCACCTTTAACTCTTTCGTATTCCATTTGTGTTACTGTATCCACTGTGTGCTGGCCTTTGTCGTCCAAAACACGATATATATCCAAGAGATTTTTTTCGTTAGGAGAGAGATTCTGTGTGAATGTCTCTTTAACCATCGGAACATCATAGCTGATCAACCAAGCTTCATCAACGTGTAATGCTTTAGCAATTAGATAAATTCGGTCATGTTTTGGTTTGGCATATCCGCTCATATATTGAGATATAGACGATTTTGGAATACCAGTTTTATCACTAAGTTCTTTTGCACTCATTCTATTGTATTTTAATGCTTCAATAATTCTATCTTTAATTTCTGACATATTTATATACCTCACGATTTAATTATATTGAACAAAATTAAGTAAATCAACAATAAAATTCAATAAAATTAAATAAACGTGTTGACAAAAGAGTTAAATAAAGATAAACTTTAGTTGTGAAATGGAGGAGGTGTTAAAAATGAAGTTTGATTTTAACGCTTTAAAAGCTAAAATGATCGAGAAATATGGGAGTCAAAGCCAATTTGCAGAAGCGTTTGGAACATCTGAAAATACAATGTCTCGAAAAATGCAAAGTAAAACGCCATTTTCACGAGATGATATCGTTAAAATATGCGATATGTTAAATATTCCGAAAGACCAAGTAGGATATTATTTTTTTACAGAAAAAGTTTAAGAATATTAAACTTATTTCAAAGAATACTACCAACGACTACCACAGAAATTAAATAACATAAGATTGGTGCAGTACTTGAGGATGGAGGAAATTATATGAGAAAAGATGAATCATTAAAGATTCTATCCAATGATTGGAAAGAACTTATTGTTGAGGATGAAAAAACAAAAGAAAAACTAGTCATTATCAACAGTGACGGTGTTGAAATAACTAGTTCTGATTTAAACGTTAGATTGGTTCCGAAAGAGTAACCTACTTCTTGTCTCTAGGTGGGCAAGGGTCGTTTCCGTAGCTGTTCTTATTACGGATTCTACCATTCACACCATGAATGACAACTTCTGCTCTTTGGTTGATAGCAATGTCTCTTGCTTTGCTGATGGCTTCTCTTTGAGTTTTAGTCACAACTGTAGCTCTGGAGTTACCTTCACCACGCACTTGCCAGTTACCATCTGAACGTTTAGTCACGTGCTGATTTGACATTTATATACACCTCCTTCCAAAAGGAGATTGTAACACATAGAAAATCAGAAAAAGTATGCTGCGAGCATACAAAGGAGAATGAACATGAGCTTAAAAGTAGAACCTAAACAGATTGATATCACAATCGACAATTATCAAAGAATCGAAAAGTTAAGCCAGGAGCTTCATGAAATGTTCGTAGACGGAAGCTTTAGTGTGGCTTTGGCAGAACAAAAAGAAGCTGAACTTCACAATGAAATCCAGCTTTTAAAGAAAGTAAAGATTAGTGTAACCCTTACTTAACATTGATGCTAATTCCGCCATCAGGTTCACGAATGACTTCTAAATTTGATTCTCCTGGGACATCTGGAAAAACATTTATAGTGTTTAGACTGGAAAAGTCTGTGTTTTTGATAAAACTACTAAGTTCACTTTTTGAAGTTTCAATACCATCTAGGTCCAGGCTATAAGACATGATACGAATATTTGAAATATCAAAAGGGTAGTTTGCTTTATATTCACAGTCCTGAATGATGATGTACGGTCTACCAAGGCCCATACGGTAGCCCAGTTCAAGAAAAACATTAGGATTGTGACCCGTGATATCTACGATTACAAGGTCATCATCTTTTAAGTGGTTGAATATGTCATCTGTTAAAACTGAAGTCTTAGCAATTTTATCTACTCGAATAGGTTCAAAATCTAGTTCTGAACATACTGGTTTCAACAGGTGCCTCAACACTTGATCAGAATGAATACGAACTTCTGACCCTTTGTCGCCAATAGGTGTAACAAAAAAGCATTTACGCATATAAATCACCTCCTTCCAGGATACATAGTATCATCGAATTTTAATAAGTGCACATAAATGCAGAAATACTCTGGTCAGTACTTGAGGTGTTGCTTCGAGAGCCTAAGAAAAGCTCTTATACATAAACCTGCTAGTTTGTTCGTTCAAGTCCAATCGAATCCTGGATCAGTGCTCTACAGACCTTATCACATGCAGTTGTTCAGGAGTAGATTGTTTCAAAATAAAACCCCTTAAATTTTCTAGCAGAATACTGTTGATACAAAAAAGAAATACCTCTTTTCGCAAAAAACAGATATTAGACTTAGTGGTTTGATCATAAAAATGTACATATAGAAAAAACTATAATCTAGCATAACAATAACACTTTATTAAAGAGGTGAGTACAGCCTCCAAAACTACTAACAAAATATCGTTAAAGATATCCCCAATAACTGAAACGATTAAAAAATCAAATTCCAAAGTCTATGAGTATCAATACAGTGAAGTGGCACCTCAAGTGCTGCACCAGAACGTAGTAGAACATAGTAGAAACATAGTAGAACGCAGTAGAAAGGAGTAGAACATGCAAGAATTATTACCTATTGGAAGTGTCGTGGTTCTTAAAGAAGGAACAAAGAAGTTGATGATTATCGGAAGACTTCAAGCGAATCCAAAAACAAAAAAGCTCTACGACTATGCAGGATGTCCATGGCCAGAAGGTTATATGGATAAAGAACATTGTTACGTATTCAATCATGAAGATATTGACCTTCTATATTATCTGGGAATGCAGGATATTGAAGAGTTCAATTTCAGATTTAAATTGGATGAAGTAATCGAAAAAATAGAAAGTGAAGGATTTAAACATGCCAAGAGCAAACGCATCAGCGAACAAAGCAACAGTTAAGAAAGCGGATCAAGTGATGGAGAATCAATTGGATATTCCTGATTTCAATTTTGGACAACCAACCAAGGAACAACCGGAAGTCAATGTCCAGGTAATCTTTGAAAAAGGTGGCAGAATCGACAGTGAAGAAAAAGGAACGTTGTTTATCCTGTACGCATTTGGATTCATGGTCACATTGTTAAATTTCGTTATCTTAGCAAAGCAAATTTGGTAAGGAGGTGAATCACATATGAAAACTATAAGAACTGTATCTCGTCAGGAATATGATGCGGAAGTTGAGGACAAGATCCAGAAGCTTACAAAGTATGCATATATCACGCAAGGAGACTTGGCAGAGATTATTGGATGTTGTAGTGCAACTGTAAAAACCGAACTCAATAAACTTGGTGTTGAATCCAATTGTTTTGGATGGCCAACAACTAAAGTAATCAATGTTCTTGGCTTGCAGCCATATTTGGACAATCTGATCAAGCTGCGTAAGTCATGCAGAGCATAAAAAAGACCACTTATTAGGAAAGTGGCCAATCAAAAATGAACAACTAAATTATATACATATATCTCAAATCTTGCAACCTGGGTATTGCCGTAAGTGACGTGGTCTGCTAAAAAAAATATATTTCTTTAACGGATTGATGATATTTCAATACTCCTATCCTACTCAAAAAAACACGTTATAATTGCAAGCACGTCAAAAAATCCATAATTGTAACTAACTGGTTTGAAAACTTCCTAAGATAAAGCAAAAACAATGGTTCGAATTTAGGCTATCAGCAGATTGCGATATCCAGGTTGCAGGGTTTGAGTAAAGGTAAAAAGGAGAAAATCAAAAATGAAACAATTTGTATTGAAAAAAAGTGGGAATGAATTCGATGATGAGTCGAAAAAATATAATGCAATGAATGACAAGCTTAATGAGCTTTATGAAAAGCTACAAGGTGATGTATCGGAAGAAGAGGGTGACGCAATTATAGAAGAATTCCAGAATCTAGTTAAGAATTGCGAAGCAGCATTTGAATTGAGAGTAATTCCTGGATTCGATAGTCCGGTTGTAACTGGTGAATCCTCCAAAGCCGGTGCTTTAATCTTTGGGATTACTACAAATATGAAGCCTGATCTAATCGCTGAATGCTTCAAAGCGTGTACGCAGGCTTTTTCCAAAGAACTTGAAAGACAAATCAACATGAACAAAGTCGATCATCAGATTCATTAGGGGGAGACATCAATATGGAACAAAAAATCAGAAGTTATTGCGATATCAACAACGCAAATAAAAGAGGCAAGTGTTATGTCCGTTAGAGCAGGTAAATACAACACGAAGCTGCATAAGTATGAAGATGTTCTTCTTCCTGATGAATGTAGAACGTATGAAGAAGACATGGAAAAGATGGTGCCATGCGCACAATGTGGCAGATTACACAAATATGGTGAGATGTACACATCGAGAGAAGTACATACTGCATATGGATTTGGATTTGCAGTCTGTAGAGAATGCTACGATGATGAAATGGACAGATTTCTAGCGGAGCATCCACCATTCAAGGAGAACTAGCAATGCCATTCTTTAAAGACATCGATGACTGGAGAGAATGGAACGACAATCGTTACATTGATGATCCAGGTGAACCAGAAGAAGAAAAAGAGGATGAATCAAATGAAGATGAATAAAGTAATCAAACATAAGTTACCAGCTACTCATGAAGAGTGGCTGGACAATCGTCTAAAGGGAATCGGTGGATCGGATGCCGGTTCCGTTCTAGGTATGAACAAATACAAATCGGCTTATGCACTATGGTGTGAAAAAACTGGCCGAATCCATAAGAACATTGACAATGAGCGTATGCGATTTGGTCGAGATGCAGAAGCCTATGTGGCCAAACGTTGGGAAGAAGAAACCGGTAAGAAATGCAGAAAGAGTGGATTTTCATTTCAATCTGTAGATCATCCATTCATGTTGGCCAACGTTGACAGATTGGTTGTTGGAGAGAATGCAGGTCTAGAAATAAAGACCACGTCTGAATACAACAAAGACTTATATTCGAAAGGAAACATTCCACCTCAGTATTATGCACAGTGTATGCATTATATGGCGGTTACTGGCCTTTCTAAGTGGTATATAGCAATTTATATTCCTGGAGTTGACTTGTACTGCTACGAGGTTTTAAGAAGCGATGAGGAAATCGATGCGTTGATTAAGACAGAAGAAGAATTCTGGAACTGTGTGGAGAATGACATTGAACCGCCAATCGATGGTTCTGATTTCACTGCACAAGCAATCAGTGAACTTCATCCGGCAGAAAATGATGAAGACAACATTGTGGATCTAACTCCATTGCAGCAGGAACTGAATGCATTGAAGCTTGTCAAAGATAAAATCAAGGAGCTTCAGGACATTCAGAAAAAATATGAGAATGAAGTTAAGAACTACTTAGGCGATTCTGGTATCGGAACATCCGACAAATTCAAAGTTACATGGAAAACATCGGTATCAAACACATTCGATACTAAAGAATTCAGAAAAGATGAGCCTGAACTTTATGATCAATACTTAACACAGAAGAAAATGAGAAGATTTTTAGTCAAAGAACAATAGGAGGATAAATTATATGACTACAACAAATCAACAAGGAATGATTGCAAAGACGCAGTCGAATAAAGTGGCCAAAAAGCAGCCACAAACAATTAAAGATTACATTTCTGTTATGTCAGGAGAAATCGCAAAGGCATTGCCTAGTGTAATGACTCCAGAACGATTCACACGAATCGCATTATCTGCAGTATCTAATAATGCCAAGCTAGCATCATGTACTCCACAGTCATTCTTGGCTGCAATGATGAATGCAGCACAATTAGGATTGGAGCCAAACACTCCGTTAGGACAAGCCTATCTGATTCCGTATGGTGGAGCTTGTCAGTTCCAGATTGGCTACAAGGGATTGATTGACCTGGCATATCGTTCAGGCGAAGTCAAGATGATTGATGCTCAAGTCGTTTATGAAAATGATGAGTTTGAGTATGAGCTTGGAATGGATCCAGTACTTAAACATAAACCTGCAAGAACAAATCGAGGCAAGCCAATCTATTATTATGCAACGTTCAAATTAGTGAATGGTGGCCAAGGATTCCAGGTCATGTCGTATGAAGATGTTCTTGATCATGCGAAAAAATATTCTAAGTCATATAGCAGCGGCCCATGGAAAACAAACTTTGATGAAATGGCCAAGAAAACAGTTTTAAAGAAATTGTTAAAATATGCTCCTTTGAAAACTGAATTCGTTAAGCAAATGAATACAGATGAATCAATCAAGACAACGATTGAAGAAGATATGGCAGATGTTCCAAATGAATTCTTTGATGCAGAATATCAGGAACAACCTGGTGAAGATCCAGTAACCGGAGAAATCAAAGAATAATGCGTTATCAGTTTGTAGTACCAGGAGAACCGGGGTCCAAAGGAAGACCTCGATTCTCTAATCGTGGTAAGTATGTAAGTGTGCATACACCACCTAAAACAGTTGAATATGAGAATCTAGTACGATTAAGCTTCATGGAACAGTGTGGCACTCCAAGCATGCTGGAAGGGTCCCTGGAAGTGAAGATTTTCGCGTATTTCTCACCACCTAAGAATGTATCAAAAGTGAAACTAAATAAGATGCTCGCAAATGAAATCCAACCACAAAAGAAGCCAGATTCCGACAACATTGCAAAAGTTGTACTGGACTCCTTAAATAAAGTGGCTTTCGAAGATGATAAGCAAGTATCAGACCTGCATGTCTTCAAGAGATATGCACAAAAGCCATGCGTAATGGTAGTTATAAATGAAATAGAACCAGAAGAAGAATAGAAAGGATTGCATATGTCGGAAATCAAGGATAATAGCAAAGTTTATTATTGGATCAAGTTGAAGACTGATTTTTTCGAAAGTGACGCAATCGATTTTCTTTTATCCCAGGAAGACGGATGTAAATACGTAACCCTATACATTAAATTGTGCACCATGACATCAAACACAAATGGTGTTTTAGCTACAAAAATTGGCAATATATTAGTTCCATACACTGTCGATAAAATTGCACGTGACACAAAGTTTTTTTCCGCAGACACAGTCAGAGCGGCCCTTGAATTATTCCAGAATTTAAGACTGATTGTAGTGTCTGAGAACAATGTGATGAAGATTGCAAATTATGAATCGATGATTGGATCAGAGACCGGATGGGCACAAAAAAAGCGATTGTATCGTGAAAATAAACAGAAAAATCCGTCTGAAAAGAGTCCTAAAAAAGGCTCAAAAAACACTCGAAAAACGAGCTCAAAAACAGAGAAAAAATCGAAGGACAAAGTGGAGGACATTTTCCCGGACAAAAAAAGGACATTGTCCGATAAGAGATTAGAGTCTAGAGATAAGAGTCTAGAGTCTAGAAATAAGTCAGTCAGTAGTCAGAAGTTAGATAGTGTGGCTGCGTCAAAAAGTGCAACAAACGAAAATGTGCAGACTGACTGGACTGACTGTTTTGTTAAACCGTCCATTTCAGAAATCGTGGACTACATCCAGGAACACAACTTGAACGTAGATGCCAAAAAGTTTTGGAAACACTATGAATCCACCGGATGGAAGACAGGCAATGACCCTATCAGGGACTGGAAAGGACTTTTGAAGAAATGGAGCAAAGCGGAACGTGAAGAAGACAACCCAGGAATCAAAGCAATCCAGCTGGATGAGAAGTTCTATGCTAAACCAGTCCAGATGTCAGAAGAGCAACTGCAAAGCGAATTAGCGCAGCTGCAGGAAAAAATCAAAAATGGAGAACTGTGAAAATGAAAACTAAAAAACAAATCGAAAAACAAGAACTCAAATACGCTCCTGGTGATAAAGTCGTTTATCACTGTGCAGGAGTGGACAGAGAAGGACTTATCGCATACGTTGACGATACAGACAACGTAGCACCATACCGAATCAACGGCATGAATATCCGTGAATCGGATATCGTCGAGAAAATCGCAAAGCGACGTGGAAGACCCGCTGTCAAAAAGCAAGTCGAAGAAAAAACGGAGGTCGTAGTCAATGCAGCATCTGAATCAAAACCAGAAGAAGCTCAGGTGGTTGAATCCATCCAGGAAGAAGAGCCAGAAGTCGAACCGACACTTGTTGAGAAGTATCAAGCTTTCAAGAGCACAATCAACATGGCGGAATTCAACGACCTGGTCGACTTGGTTACTGCAGATACGAAAAAGATGCGTCAGATGATGGTCGAATCTATGCAGGCAATCGCGAATGATTGCGGATTGAAAGCGTGAGCCTATGCAGGATATCAACAGAGTCGTTCTGATTGGCCGATTGACACGTGATCCAGAGCTCAGAAAGACACAGAGCGGAACAAGCGTGTGTTCGTTTACCTTGGCAGTCAATCGAAGACAGAATCAAGACGGAACACAAGAGGCTGATTTCATCAACTGCGTAGCCTGGAACAAACTGGCCGACAACATCCAACTGTACCAGAAGAAAGGGAATCAGCTGGGCATTGAAGGCCGAATCAATACACGTTCATACGACAACCAGCAAGGGCAAAAAGTCTATGTCACAGAAGTCATCGCAGAGAACGTGCAGTTTTTGACACCTAGAAATGATTTTAACGAGCAAAACACTCTAGGAGTTACAAATACCTATGGCACTCAAAGTTACGCTCAGAATCAATCGTATGGAGCTCAGACAAGGAATCACAATCAATCGAATGTGCAGTATGCGCAAAGCTTGACTCAACAAGCCGAAGTTGATGCTCTTGAGATTGCATCGGATGATTTGCCTTTCTGATGAAGAATGGCGAAGTTTTAAAGCAAAAAAACAAAACGAGGAAACATTCAAAACGCTTGAATGGATTTCATCAAAAGACAACAAGGAGGAAAAGTAATGAAAGACTCAGAACTACGCATGATTGAGACAATGCTAAAGAAACAAGATGAGCTGAATTCGGCCATCATGAAAGAGTTTGGCTTGACTACAATTTCAAAGGAACAGATTGACTTGGCCACACTTGATGAGATTGGTGAATTCACTCATGAACTAAAAGGCGACTGGTGCTGGTGGAAGAAAAGCCAAGCTCCTGTTGATAGAAAAAAAGTGCTAGAAGAATTAGTTGATATTTGGCATTTTGTATTGATTCATGTAAATGTGAATTTAAAAGGAACTAGATATTTTGATCATTATACATTAGATGAAATTAACAGGATATTAAATACATATCGCGTGCTTATTGAATCGGATGGATTATCGTTAGCATTAGGCAATTTATTAATGAGTCCGAAAGGAAGAATTCTTCAATTAATCGCAATAAGTGAATACATTGGATTCAACATCCAACAAATTTACGAAGCTTACTGCGATAAAAACAAAGTGAATTATCAAAGATTGAAAGAAGGCTATTAAGATGTGGATTAGAAGCCAAAAAAGAAATATGTTAGCAGATATCAATTTAATGTTCATGTGTAATGAATCAGATGGTTGGGTAATATATTGCGAGAGTGCAGGAGGAGTCACTGATAGATTAGGCGTTTATTCAACAGAAGAAAAAGCGTTGAAGGTTCTAGATAGAATTGAAGAACTTATTGCGAATCAGTGTGGATTAACGTTCTATATGCCTGCAGATGATGAAGTGGTAACAGTAAAGAAAAGAGTCGACTATTCAGAATTTCGCATGTTAGAACAAAAAGAAAAGTGATGAGGTGCAAATATGACAGAAAAAGATTTAGATGAATTTGAAAAAGAATTTGGATTTAAATTGTTGCCTACAGGATTTAAAAAGTCTTTATCAGAGATTACAAAAGAGGAATACAGAGAACGTATTGAATACTTATACAACGCAATTATTAATGATGATTCAAATGAGGAGGATGATTTTTAATTAATGCTCAAAGAAATTAAAATCAAGATTCCTAACGATCGTGGCAAACTTGAAGAATATGAAGTATGTGAAAGATGGAATGATTTGCCTACACATTCATATTTCTATGATGAAAAGTGTGAGGGATGTAGGCACATCATTAAGATGGGGCATGGTAGGAAAAAGTTTTGTGGGAGAAGTTATCCAGGTACTTGGGGAAGTCCAGATATTCGTGGTCAAATGGGATGCTTATATTGCAAACATTACACAAAGAAAATCACTTGTCAGACTTGCCAAGAATGTATGTATGAGCACGCAGACAATCCACCATTCAAGCTAATCGTTACGAAAGAAGAATACGATGAGCGAATGAGCAAAGTAAAATCAGTAGATACTGAGACTATGGCCGATTTACGAAAGGAGCTTGAATACATGAAAAAATATCCAGAAGCATATAAATACCAACGTGCATTGATGATGATTAAGAAAGCATTCGTTGAAGAACTGAAAGATTACAAAAATGATGATTTAGCAAAAATGTCAAAAGAAGAAGAAATGAATTTTGAGTTATTGCAAGAATTAGTCGATAGATTTACTAAAGAAAGTGAGAAAGAAAGTAATGAGCAAAATTGATGATTTAATCCATGTATATCGAGACAGAATTAGAGTAGAAACTAATCTCAGAGACATGGAAATTGAAGATATGAAAAGAATATTGAATCAAGATGTGTTTATTGGAATGGAAGATAAATACAGCAATTTAGCCAAACGAATTGATGAAAAAGAAAAACGTATTACGATGATGGATTATTTTATTCGTGAATTGGAATCATTAAAGGAGGAATAAAATGGGATTTTTAGAAATACT